GGAGCCTCATCAGATAGAAAAGATAAACTAGTTTCATCACCACCTGTAGATAGATACAACGCACAAGACCAAAAATTAGGATATTCTATATGACAGTGAGGTTCCACAAAACTCTCATTTTTGTAATGAGCTACCCATGCATTGAATGTTGCAAATGAATAGAAAAACATTTTGTTGTCAAAAAATGGCGGCTGGTTTTGGTTTGGATGTGGGTAATTCAGTCTTGTTCTAATGCAAAGATTTGCATGATCCATAATCTTACTGACAACAGATGAAGTGTCTTCATCAGTGTGAAGTTCCCAAATTGTTCGCCGAACATTGTTGAGGTTATCTTGAATATCCTCATCAAGTTTATCTTTTGTCGCTTCAATTAACTCTTCACATGTTTTTTTATCAATCGATGTTTTTAGAATAAAATCATTTTTCATAATTGGAATATATGAAAATACATTATGAGATGTCATTATATTATTACTCCGTTAAAATTTAAATTCCAATTGCTTTATTGGGACTAGTTTTTTCAACTCAAAAATTTCTTCTCTCAAGAGTTTTATCCTCTTGTAAGCCTCTTGCAACTGACCCTGCAATTCTTCTGTTTGCGATTTTAGAAGCTTGGTATCATTAGCATCAGCATAAATCTTATTGAGTTCCATCTTTTGACTTTCACTCAACACTGAATGTAACGACATATTCTGTTCATAGGCATCATAATAAGATTCTCTCATATCTTCCTCACTAAGTCTTCGTCTCATGTAATCCCAATACGGCTCTCGTTGCATCATATTTCTCCACAAAAAATACTGGCGTTTGTCGTTTGGTCCACTTCGCAAATCCTGACTTCTCTAGTATATAGTAGTTTTGATATGCTAGAACTGTGTCTTCACCTTTGCAGTAATCAGGCATACATTGTGGTGGATCAGTGAAAGGAGCGTTCTCATCCATATTTTGAGGGCGACCTGACAATCCCATGTTTAGTCTTTCTGAAGCATGAATTTTGCCATAACGATATGTGTATTCTTGCATAAGACCACGCATATGTTTATACAGCCAAAGGTAATTCAATCCACCAGAACGAACCCATTTGGTGCTGGGATGGTTCTTGTGAGCCATTTTGTATAGACCATATTGGTCAGCATACTTATCACCATCGAGAACACGATGCGCTGTGCAAAGCATCTGTGCGCTCTCCAGTATCATCTTGACCACATGCTTGTCACACATCATCTGTGCGGCAATATTAGGGTCACGGTCTAGATAGAAAATATTCATTCTTCAACAAAACTCCATTCAACTTCATAACCACCCTTGCGGTCACTGAACCAATCGTCTTCTCTGTCGTAACCATATTCCATTACGAACTCGTAGAACTCATCTGATTCTTCTTCAAAATGTTTTTCAAACTCTTCAACACTGCCGAACTCTGCAATGATATCTTCATCAGGAATATCATAAGTAAAATGGCTGTGTACAGTATGATATTCAACTTTCTCAATAATCATCGATTGTCACCCTCACCTTCAATTTTGTTACGCTCTTGTCGAGATTTCAGTTTCTCCATATTCATCTGGGCAATGTCTTCTAGTGAGTATCCAATATCACTAGCAAGTGCTGACACATACCACAGAACATCACCAAGCTCCTTGGCAATGTCATCAAGTTCATTACCATAGAACTCGAAGGAACCAAACTTGCTCTTTCGGATATTCTTCTTCACCTTCTCTGCAACCTCACCAGCTTCACCAGACAACCCTAGTGTTGGATACACTACCTTGGCATTGTCTGAATAGATAGCAGTGGTCTTCGCAAACTCTTGGTATTCATCAAACGTCATTTTCTGTTCCATTTTAGTATATTTTTGAGGAACCTTGCCCCAGCCCACAGTCCTGTCCCATTGTCGCTGTGTGTATCCATTATTCATTTTCTCTCCCAACGATAAAAAATATGGTCACCAATCTCTGTCGTTCTTGTCTTCGTTTTTGCCCAAGATGGACTGACATAATCAGCATGGTAGTGTGTAGCACCATCAGTTATATCAACGAATCTTATATCATTATGCATCATTAGACGAGCAAAGTCAAGTATCTTTTTGTAAGATTTTTTATCTTTTACCTCATCTGATTTACCGTCACAATACCAACTGAATTGACACTTGTTTCTGATAGGGACAGGCAATCCAGTTTTCCATGATTTTTTCATCTGTGATTGAAGGACCACCTCACACACAGTGTTTGGAAATCTCTTGTCATTCACTCTGTTCATCACAACAGCAGACACAGCAAGTCTTCCTGCCGTGCCTTGATTTCTTGCCTCATGATACATATTCATAGCGAGGCATTCAACATGCTTCTCGTTACTATATGTTGGCTTTTCATCTGGAACGATGTCTGTGGTCGCACCCACAAACATCAAACCAATAGCCACAATTTCATTCAATGCAGTAATTACATTTCTCCCAGTTGTGTTTCAAGATACTTACGGGCATGGTCACCCGCCATGGTTGACCGAAACTTCACATCAGCAGCATGGACAACCTCATCAACGGTCAACTCATTACCACCGAAAAAGCAATCATCACAAAACTCTTCGATATCCATCATATAGTTTTTCATTTTACTCATCATCAAACTCCTTGAAAGTTACAATATTCATCAACTCTTCTACGACAGCCCTGCCGTGAGAAGTAAACAGGAAACCATGTTTATAGACCCAATGCTCAACATCCTGTTTCCCATAGAATGTCTCTTCCATCGCCATCCAACGAAGAGCGGTTTCACGGTCACCCGCACCAGCTTCGATAGTCTCACCGACAGTTGCTTCAAAGTCAGCAATGGCAACCTCGGCAGCATGTGCCTCTTCTGCCTCTGCGACATCTACCGCTGCACCAATACGGTTAGCTTCTTTGCGAAGATCATCCATTGACATGGATTTGAAGTCATAGTGCCGACCCTTGACACCAAACGCAGACTTGTGCATGTCATAGATGAAACACTCAAGGTCATACCGCTCATCTCTGAGGATATCCATATCAACCATGTCGATGTTATTCATATCAAGTTCCTCTCTCATCATATTTACATTATCGCACATTCAACGGAATTTGTCAACACTTTTTTTAGTATCCGTAAAATTCTTTTTTGAAGGCACGCATGTATTTTGCACTGTCACGATGGGCTTCAACTTCCCAAGGCTGTTTGTCGTAAGCAGTCTCCAGATAATTCCGATATTTACCATCCCGACACTTCCACAACTTCTTGTAACCACCACGGATGCGGTCAATCAACTTTTTAGTGGCGTGCTGTTTCACATGGATCATCTCATGACAAACCGTATCGATGAACTCTTCAACACCTTCTATTTTGGTCAAACGATGGTCAATCTCAATCACAAAGTCACGGTCATCAATTTCCTGATAACAGAACCCTTTGGCACCTTCCTCATATGTCTTAGTCAACAAGACAGTGATGTTCAGTGTCCGGTGCCGAGGCAACATCTTCTCCAGACAGAACCAGACGATTTCCTCGGCTAGTTCTCTGTCCTTCTTGACACCACCAGTAACCTCAACACCAATCATCGTTATCTCCTTGTTCATCATCACTATATACATTATCGCATATGGGGGTGGCATTGTCAAGATAAATTTTAGCATCTAAGTCATTGATTCAAAAGGATTCTGAATCTTTTTTTGACCTCATTTATTGGTAATACCCAATCTTGAGGTGTTTTTTGTCTAAAAATAGACACTGATTCGTACCAAGGACTGTAATCCATATCATGAGTAAACCATCTCCAATCAGCAGAATAGTGTAATAGAAGGTATGTAGGAACCCCTAGAGCACCGCCCACATGCGTCATAGCTGTATCAGTGGACACTAGAAGGTCACATTGAGATAGTATATCTATAGTATCAGTAAAATCCTGTATTCTATCACCAACACGCATCACACCATCAATATCGTGTTCAGAGTCCCTTTGTATGTTGATAAAATTGATCTTAGGGTTGTCACACAGATTTTTGATTAAATCAAGAGAGATGCTTCGCCTTGAGTCTTTTTTGGTCGCCTCCCATGCAACTGCAACATTTATCTTGTCACTCGACAATCCCCAATCCTTGTTGGATGTTTTTTCTAGGTATCCCTCTGCAAGCGGTATATTATCAGAGGTGGCTTCAATCAGTCTAGGAACACTCATCAATGGAATCCTGTAATCAAGATCAATCACATATTCGTTGACACTATCCAGCACATCTATATCATCAAAGGCATGACTGTTTCTGAATACTGGGGCGAGAACATCATAACACAAAAAAGTAACATTACCACTCAATCGTGACAGCTCTGGCAGATATCTACTAAACTGGATATTGTCACCAAATCCCTGTTCACTATAGACCAATATATTTTTGCCTTGTGGATTTTGGCCTTGCCACAAATCTATGTCCGATAGTCTGTCTTTATTAACATCAAAGTTTTGGCCAAGACGCCATGAACCATCTGATTTCAAATCAACATAGTCAAACCCATTTTTAAAATCACGCAACTTGAGAAAGTGCATACCAATGTTAAGATTAACTCTAGAGCAGTTATATCCCAATTCTTTGGCTTTCTCATAATATAAAAGAGAGTAATCGAACTGGCCCATATCATGCAACACAACACCAAAATTATAGTGCGCCTTTGCATGACTAGGATCAAGTTCGATTATTCTTTTATAGCAGGTAGCAGAGTCAAGAAAATGTTCGTTATCAAAAAGACTAAATGCGAGATAGTCTAAAAATTCAACTTCAGACGTTTGCTCGCTGAGAATATTGTTCATACTTCTGATTATCCTCTTCAATCATATAACTATCGTTCCAATTGAAAGCTTCTTTCACTACAGCAGCAGATAGTCCTTTATACATTTTATGAAGAGACTTGTCCTTTGCACAAACAATCATGTCTGCTTCATCTTTATGAAGACCTTCCAACATTTGAACAAACATCATTTCTCGTTTATTTTGAGTTAATGAACCATTTCCGCCTCTAACAAAATTATACAACTTTTTAGCTTCATAAGCCAAAACGGTATGTTCTGTTCCTTCTGGTGCAGCATTTGGTTGATATGGAACTGGGCCCTCTGGCAACTCCCAAACAATGTTAGGGTCAAAAGAAGACTTTACAACCATGCGAAGTGCATCCGTATTATTTTCTCTCAAGTAATCAATTTTCTGTTTCTTAGTTTTCAACTTTCCGACTTTTTCTAATACCTCGGAAAAGAGTGGTGTATAAGCCATAATTAAAAATCTCCTATGTTTTCCATTAGATCGTTCAATCTATTCTTTATAAAGTAATTTAGTAGTTTACTACGATCACCTTCTGGGGCATCATCGTATGCCTTTAGACACTCCAAAAATAATTCTTTGGGTGATTCTGTCAGGTCAATCAGTTTTTTGTTTCTTTGATAATTTCTTTTTAACTCATCATTCGGTAGAATCTGTTCGCATAACGGTCCTGCCCATTCTGAAATCTTTTTCTTACTCAAAGGCCTTTGTCTCAATCCATCAACAAAAGTATTATCTGGTGATAACACATTAGGAACACCATCGCTTGAATCGCCTTTGAGTATGTGTTGATACAGATATTCCTTTGGGTCTTCTCCATTGATAAACTTCTTTGTGATAGGACTATACTGTTTTACATTTTTGAATTTATGTAACTGGATGAAATCTTTGTCACCAGACAGAATTAATGTCTTTCCATTATCAAACTCTAACTCACCACATAGTGTAGCAATAATATCATCAGCCTCTGCACCATATACCTCAAGAACCTTATATGGAAAATTATCTTTGATTTCTGATTTGATGGTATTCAAACACTCAAAAATATCATTCCAATCATGACTAGATGTTTCTCTAGATTTTCTTCTTCCAGCTTTGTATTCTGGAAAATATTCTCTTCTCCAATAATTCTTGGAGTCATAGCATATAACAAGTTCACCAAACTCTTTGAAATAACTTTGACGATACATGCGAAGAGAGTTGAGTATCATATGTCGAACCATACCCATATCAACACTAGTGCGTTGTGTTACGT